CCTCTTCAAATATATAAACTCATATCTTCCAGTAGATTGAGCCATTATGTAGGCAATGATAGGAGTACCATTCACTATTCTTGCCCTTGCATCAATTACGGCAGAATAAGGGTCAGTGACGGTATATGTATAATCTACTCCCTCTGCATGGTATTTAATTACCCCATTCTCGTATTTGGAGTAGAGTTCGTTCCCTTCATTATCCCTGTCATAAGTATCGTAGTTATCCCTATTGACTACTGTTCTCTTGAAGTGGTTGCTTCCACCAGTAATCATTATTTCCTCATCATTCTTGTATAATGTACCGTTCAAGTAGTGGAACTTATCACCAGAAGTGTTGAATACAGCACGGTTGTCAAATTCCTTCTTTTCTGTATATAGGTTGGAAATGCTTTCTCCATACATAGGGGAGTTCTTTTCTTCAAATCTTGTGAAATGGTCTATATCCACTCTGTTGCGTGTCAAATCGAGTGGCAAATCTAATCCGATAGTTTTCTTCATATATCATTCCTCTAATTATTAGTTTGTTTCTTTGACTTTTTGGCGAATTGTAAAGATAATATATAGTAAAAGACTTTGAAAACCTTGACTTGAGAATGAGCGCTCTTTCAAGTTTTCAAGTCAAGGAGTTTCTATGAATAAGATTAGGGCAAGCAAATGCGAAATTAGGGAAGTCCCAGCCAGTGAGCAGAGGGAATTTTTGAACAGCAACCATATACAAGGATATGTAGCCTGTTCAGTATGCCTTGGATTGTACTATAATGACAGATTGGTTTATTTACAAAGCTATGGCAAGACAAGAAGGGCAAACATTACCTATGCTGATTGGGATATGAAGAGAATGTGCGGATTGAAGGACAGCTATATTTATGGAGGTGCCTCCAAGTTATTGAAATACTTCTTGCAGCACTACAATATTGGCAATGGGTTGGTTACTTATTGCGACCCAGAGGAATTTACTGGGGGAGTATATCCAAAGTTAGGATTCAAGCAGCATCATATTTGCCCAGATGATTACAGGTATGTAAAGGATGGTAAGGTATATTCCAAGCAGTATGGAAAGAAGTCCGAGATATATGACAGGATTAAGCCAGATGAGCCATTTGATGTATGGAAGACCAAGCATACTGAAAGGGAAATGATGGACAAGCTTGGTTATACAAGGGAATGGCATAAGGGATTGATAGCATATATTATAGAGCCTAAGTATTATATCTATGAGATAGAAGTTCATGGCTATCATTATATTGGACAGCACAAATACCAGTTGTTGACTGATGATGATTATACTGGAAGTGGAATAGCATTACAAAGAATACAGCAGAAGTATAATGATATGGGCAAGAAGACAATTATAGAATCTGACTTGTCCAAACAGGAAGCAGATGAAAGGGAGAAATACTGGATAGCACAGTCCAGAAAGAAATATGGGCATATACATGATGGTGGAAAGAACTGCAATATTGCAGATGGTGGTCAGGGTGGATTGATAGTTCCTATGACTGAGGAAATAAAGGGGAAGATTAGCAGTACATTGAAGCAGTACTTTTCCAGCAATGAACAGGCAATAGAAAGATTGAGGGAAGATGGCAGCAAATGGATAAAAGAACATCCAGAGCATTTGCAGAAGATGATAGATGGAAGAAACAATACCAGCTGGAACAAAGGCAAGCATTGGAATGAAGAAGTAAGGCAGAAGATAAGCCAAGCAAAAGCAGGCAAGAAGCATAAGAATCAAGCACCAATGGTTGAAGGATTGACCAGAATGGGTGATATGATAGAAAAGACCAAACTATCCAGAGCACAAATAATGAAGCGATGGACAATAGTTAAGATTGGTGTTTGGAGTTATGTGGATGAAAACAAGCCACTTGATTACCAAGACCAAAGAGGCAAGTGGAAGAGATAATAGAAAAGGGCTACTCATTTGAGTAGCCCTTATTGTTTGGTCAATTATCTATTAGTTGTATCCTAATACGTCAGTATATCCGTTTGCATTGTAGAACAAGCCAACACCCTGGATAGATGGGTTAGTAATTACTAAGCTACCGAAGAAGTTGAGAGTAATCTCAACGCTCGGACCGTCGCTCGTAGCCACGCCGCTGTTTACGCTGAGGAAATCATCAATTATAAGACCATATGGCTTACCTTCGTTTGCCTCACCTTCCATAGATTCAACACCCTGTTTACCTGGGTTGTTGTTGGCAACACCATCATTTACCTTATCTACGTTTGTATATGTCCAGTATTCTACACCAGATTTGTCCAATACGTAGAACTTTCCTTTTGGACAGTATGGATCGTCATAAACGTTGTCTACCCAAGAAGTAGAGAATCCAAATGCCATATCAGAAGCACCAGCTACGAATGTTTTCTTACCCTTTTCAGAAGTCTGAGTGAAGTAAGAGTTAGTTGTTTCAAGTGCCTGTGAAACTTCAAGCCAGTCTTCATCATTCATAACAATGAAGTCAGCCTGTGAGCCCTGTCTGCGAACCTTTCTAATCAATTCCTGTACGGATTTAGCCTTGCTTTCAGAAGCAGCAGGTACATAGAATGAACCAGCCAATCTGTCAGAAGCAACACTTCTGTTTACTCCGAAGAATGTCTTGCTGATGTATGTGTTCCAAGTAGCACCAGAACGAGTAGCTACAATTGGAAGCCATCCGTCAAGACCCATTGGAAGCTTTGCGTTTCCGTTAGCATCCATAGAACCATCAATACAAAGAACAACCTGTGTTACACCTGAACCTGGAGTGTAAGAAGTATCAGGGGTTACATTAACTGTATTGCCATTGATGCTGTTTACTGTAAGCTTTGTCTTTACAGCAGTATCTTCTGTACCTTCCTTAACAGCAAGAACAGAATCCACATCAATCTTGATGATTGCATCATCAGAAAGAATAATATCAGCAGCAGTATTTGCTGTGAAAGCCAATGCAGTTGCGTCCAAGTAAGAGATTTCACCAAAACCTCTACCGTATAAAGAAGCAGCAAGTGTCTTTCTGAAAGCTTCTGTAGCAGCAAATAATTTGTTGCCAGCAACTTTCATGTAAGCACCTCTCTTAGAAAGAGAAGCCTGTACTTCTTTTGCGTTCATAGAATAAACGCTGAACAAATCACCTGGAACTACTGAGAATTCAGCATTGCGAGCTGTCTTAGCTGCTTTTGCCTGTGCTACTAAGAAGTCAGCTGAAACTGCACCACCTCTACCATAGAGAGCAGCGAAGTTCTGTGTTTTGCCTTCTACTCTTGTCTTAGTGATTTCTTTCAAAAGTGGTGAATTGCGGAAAAGCAAATTCTCCACACCATCCTTGTACCATACTTTAAGAATGTTAAGTATGGAAGCTTCTGTGCTAATTGCCATATTTTTTCCCTCCTATTTCAAGCATAGGTGCTATGTGTATTTGTCGATACGCACCAGCGATTTCGGCTTTCATTCCTACTTTCTTTGTTGCTGTATTTCCTACTTATTAGTTTTTTTACTACTATACAAAAATAGGGAGCATAATGCTCCCTAATTAGCAATCCTTATTTCTTATTTACCAATGCAGAAATTGCTGTTATGATTGCTCCAATAGCAGTAATTCCACCACCAACCAACTGAACAACTGAATTAATTCCATCCACACTAACTCCACCAAGGATTAATCCTGTGGCAGAAACTGCCAAAGCAACAAATTCCACAATCTGAACCTTAGTGTTGTTAAGAAATGCCTTAATCTTGTCTTTCATCTTTTCTTCTCCTTGAATATCTTCTTTATTGTGCTTGCAATAATTGCAATGTATATAGTGAATAATAACAATCCCAACATACTAAATACCTCCCCAACTGTTGGGGGTTTTTATGGAGATACATATGTAGAAGCATAGTTTCTTCATAGCATCTTTTCCAACAGTTGGATTGATTACACTTCTCCTCTCTTCTTCATTTTCTCAAACTCTTTTTCAAGCTCTTCCAAATCAGCTTCAACCTCTTCTGGATTGTCTATTTCTTCTTCCTTCTCTTCTTCTTTGCTGATTTCTGGTTCCTCAGTAGCAACTTCTTTCTCTGCTTCATCAACAGCTTCTTCCACTGCTTTTTCAGCTTCTTTCTTCTCTTCTTCCTTAGCTTCCTCTTTTGGTTCTTCTTTTGCTACTTCCTTTTCAGCTTCATCAACAGCTTCTTCCACTGCTTTTTCAGCTTCTTCTGCCTTTGCTTCTACTTCCTTGTTTTCCTCTGCTGGAATTTCAGTAGTAGTTGCTTCAATTACAACTGCATCTGGATTGAAGGCTTTGCTGATTTTGTCCAACTGTGATTGAACTTTGGCAATAAGCTTCTCTACATACTCATCCCCATTCTTCTCACCTTCAATAGCATCGAAGTCGCCAAATGCTTTCTCTACCAAGTCAAAATCATCCCCTTCAATAGCCTTGAGCTTGTCATTGAAAGGTGATAGCTTGTCAGCATACTTTGACTTGAATTCATCCCTTCTCAATCCAGTGTTGTAGTCATTTTCCAATGTTTCTGCTGGCTTGATGATTTTGTTGTATAGTACATCTTCCATTGCATCCACTCTGTCAAGAGTTTCCTGCATCAATTTACTATACTTCTCAAAAATTACGTTCAATTTCTCTAAATCTTCTGCTTCTAACATAATGTATTCTCCTATATATTAGTTTTGAAAAGCACTTGCCATTTGCTGTGCTTGTTCTTGCGTACTGTTTGCCATTGTATTAGGCATATTGTTTGCCATGGTAGTATTAATCTGTTGAGCCTGCTGTATATTAGCCTGCTGTAATTGTTCGTTTGCACCTTCCATCTGCTCTTCCTGTGCCTTGGCTTGCTCTATTCCATTTACATACTGCTGTCCTTGAACCACTGCCTCATACAATCTCTGCAATTTGGCTATATCATCCTTGTTCCCTTGGCTGTCAGCTGCCTTCAAAGAAAGCATAGTGTTGGCAATCTCGGTTTTGAGCATATCCTGTGGAATAAAGAAAGGTACATCATAGATGTCCTTAGTGATACAGTCATCTATTACTGCCAAGACGGCATTAAGGGCATTATTGGACAATGAATATCCCTGCTCCAAGTCTGGAATTTCCATTAGCATTGCTATTCTGGACTGTGGTAATAGGCCAGCAGAAGCCAGCATTTGCAATTGCGATAATTTGGTCTGGGGGTCTTTTGACAAGGCATCTGCGCCACTGAACTGAATGTTCATATTGTCAATAGTTTCCTTGACTTCCTTCCAGTCTATCTCTTCCCTCATCAAAGAAGTAGGCAATACCTGCCAATCATCAGGAGTGAGTTCAATGTATAGTTTTGCCAAGTCTGTATAGGAACGGATTATGGCATTAAGCTGGGTCTCAAATCTGTCTGATTCAATGTTCTCCATGGTGCTTAATGCCTTACCAGAATCCAATCCAACTGGCTTCTGGGAAGTAGCAGACAATTGTGAAATACCAACTGCTTCATAAGCATCCTGTTTGAGCTGTGTCAATAACTGCATATACTGTGGGTCAATGAATGCCGGAGTAGCAGTTGTAATTGGGTTCTGAACCAAATTGGAGGCTTTGTAAGTGATGATATTACCAATCCTGTTGTCTATCTGATTGGCTTTGAGTGTGCTTCCTTCTGGAACGAAGAAAGTAAGGGCTGGATTCAATTTGGAAGCATCCTCTATCTTTTGTAGAAGGAGGTCGATTTCCATCTGAATACCATACAATAAGTCTGCAATGGAAGTAGATGAATTGGAAACAATCGGATCATTGTAGTGAAGGAAGATGAATGGAATCTTGTCGTGCTTATATTCCTTCATTGTGCATTTGCTTCCATCATATACTGCATATGTTTTCTTGCCACTGTTCCAATAGTAGTAAGTAGAACCACTGTCTTCCCTGGTAGGGTCGTTCTTGATTTCATATACTACCCTTGTGATATTATTGTAGGTTGCTTCGGCAGGGTCAGTATATACCAACCAAGGAAGTGCCCTCTTGATATTGTAGTTCTCATCAATATATACAATCCCTGTATCAAATATACAGGCATCCTTGAATGCGGAAGTGATTATCTTATTGATGTTGATCTTGTCAAAGAATATGTCGAAGAAATGCTGTGTTTGTTTGGCTACCTGTATATCCCTGAAAGACCCCTTCACTGTATTGAAGAATGGTCTTACCTTAGTGGAAGCAATCTTGCTTACCAAAGTATCTACGCAGGAAGCAATTACATTCTCTTGGATTGAGGAAGTATTGTCTTCTCCATATGTATTAAGGTCATAGTATCCTATAACCTGTGATTGATTAATATTGCGCAAGGACAATCCAGGTGTCCAAGTATATAGTCTTGCATTTCTAAGATACTTGTTGAATCTTACACCTGAAATGTTCTTGAGTGTGGTTATATCTCTAATTATCTCTTCTTTCTTCATTGGTTATTCCCCCAGTTTGGACTTGCCTGTACAGGCCCCATTGCTTGATTGGTTTGTGGCATCTGAACAGGCTGTAATGCTCTTGCTAATGTTTGTTGCATGTCTATAATTACTTTTGGGTCTGGCTGGTCTTTGAAGACCTCTTCAACCGCTCTGGCGTTTTCGGGGTCTTCCATATCTATCGTATAGTCTAACTTCATATGCTTACCTCTTAGTAATTAGTGCCAATATTATCAAATTTGGATTTCAAGCCTTTCAATACAGGACTACCAAAATCATCATACAATTGCTTGATCATCAAGTCTCTTGTATGAGCAGCTCTTGCTAATTCGAGTTGTGCCGCAGCATTAGTCATCTGACTATTTGCAACTGCTGCCTTGATTGCCTGTTCTTGGTCATAATACTGGATGTTCAAGTCTAATATCTTCTGTTGTGCTCTGGAAGTATTTTCATCTATAACACCCATTCTTTGAGCTTGCTCAATATCTGCCTTAGCATCTACCAATGCATTCTTATCCATATTGCTCATTGTTGGGTCTCCTTCAAGAGTTCTCTGTGTATTAATCATATGAATGAACTTAGTTGGGTTCTCTTCTGCCATTTTTTGAGCCTTGCTGTTTGACATAATATCTACTTTGCTGTTTGCTACATAATCATCCAAATCGGCTTCTTTCAATATATCAGCCATTGATTCCATTCTTTTTTTCTTGCCTTCCCATTTCTGTTTCTGGGCTTCCTTCCAGTCTGTCTTGAGGTAATCCTGCCACTGGCTTTCACCTTTGACATTCTCCATTGGATTGATTTGATTGCCACTCTCTATATTAGCCCACATATTGTTAGCGTGTTGAGCATTAGATATATTTCCCATATCCCCTGCAAACTTCGCAATTGCGTCTGCTATAAAGTAATTGCGGGTAGATTTGTCTATATCACCATTCTTCCAAGCCTCCCAAATAGACTTCATTTCTGGGGTAGCAGTTATGCTTTCCTGATACTTCTTTTCCAAGTCTCCCATTATATCATCCAAGTTCTTTCTGGGCTCGTTTGAAACCTGTTCATCCAATCCAGCGGCTGTTTGTCCCTCTCCCAAATTTACATTTGGACTTACTTCTTCTGTTTGCTCATTTGTCCAATTGGCTGTTTTTCCTGTTGGGCCAGATGGTACAGCAGGAGCAGATGGTGTAGCAGGAGCAGAACCAGTAGCAGATGGAGCAGTTGGAGTAGAATTATTCTGCTTGCTTTTTGCAATCTGTGATGCTTCTTCTCTTGTGACAGAATTTGGGTCAAGACCTTCTTTTCTCAACATATCAGGTATTTCAGATGCTGGAATATCACCATACAATTCCTTGTCTTCCAATGTATTACCAGTGCCAAATGTCATATCTTTCATTTCACCATCAGCACCTTTCATCATAATTTGTTTCTTAGCCATTCCAGCTTCTTCATTACGCTTGTTCAATTCTCTCTGGGCAAGTATTGATTCTTGTGATCCTGGATTTTTTTCAGCCATGCTTTTTAGAGCACTGTCTGTGTAATTGCCATAATCATAAGATCTATCACCTAATAAATCTGCTGCAAGGTTATTGGCTACTGCTTTGTTTCTTTCACCAAATGTTCTTTTCTTATCAGTTCTTCTTGTTGTTTCAGCATTGCCTTTTGTAGTATAGCCTGCTTCTTTATTTGTATATGTATTAGCTGGTCTTGAACCTGGGCCGCTACTATTCACATTTTTCTTTCTGTTCTCTTTCTGTTCCTTAGTTGGCTCTTGAATCTTTGTAGTATATCCTGCTTCTTTATTTGTATATGTATTAGCTGGTCTTGAACCACCTGCATATGGATTAATGTCTGCCATAGTTATCTCCTCTCCTCAAAATATTTCATTAGCAACACCTTATCTAATGGTGATAGGTTGCTAATCATAATTGCTGTCTTTATCTTGCCTCTCATAATCAAAGACTTAGCCAATGGGCTAAGTCTGTTGAGCAGTATGTTTATATTGCTGTTCATATCAAATCCTTCACTGATATATTGAGGAAAGCATTGATTACTTCCTCGCATTCCTTTCCAAAAGAAGCATAGTCTTCCTTTGCCTTGCCATCTTTCACCTTTCCTACAAGATTGGTTATCATTGGCTTATATTTCTCTACTAATTTCATTACTAACTGTGGGTTCATAATGCACCTCCTATACCACCAATTACACCACCTGCTAATGCACCCCAACCACCACCGATTGAGCCACCAGCCATTGCACCACTTGATGCTCCGCTTAGTATTCCACCCAATCTGTTAGGATTGTTCTTGTCATCAGCCATATGCTGCATATTGATTGCGTTCTGCTGAGCAGCTAATTGGTTGTTGTATTGATTTACTATTTCGCCTTGTCCTTGAACCTGATTGTTCAACTGTCCAGCTGCTTGTGTTTGCTGATTGTTGAGGTTCTGTCCATATGCTCCACTATATACATTGGCAGCACTGTTCATTGCATTCATTGCAGCTGCTGCTTTGGATTGTCCTGCGGCTCTACCTGCCTGAATTGCTTGATTGGCGGCTCCTTGTGCCTGTCCAACACTCATCTTGCCAGCATTTTGAGCAGCAGCATCCAATGATTTCTGGTAGCCTTGCATACCTGTATTCTCAGCTACCAATTTCTGATACTCTGCCATTTGCTGTTTCTGTTCTGCCATTATCTTATTATATTCTTCTCTTGCGGCTTTACTTGCGCTTGATTCACCTTTCTTTGCACCCATTGGTATTCTCCTACTTATTAGTTTTAAGCATTGACGCTATACGGCTTAATGTCCTTATGGAATGCCTTCCCATAAGAAGCCGCCATTCTGAATTTTTTGGCTGTCTCTGGGGGAACTCCTGGATATGTGTATTCAGTACCATTCCCATTCTTGAAACGAATGTGCATATCCTCACCATCATATCTGGCTGACTGGATAGCAGTAGAGGGAACTGCGGTATCAGTTCCCATATCATATGCTTCGGTTGGGTTTTCACCCTTATCATCTGTACGGAATGACAATGGGTTTTCTATGCTATAATCTAACTTAGTTTCCTTGAACATACGCTTCTCCTTAATATACGTTCTTGATTCTCACAGGCGACCAGGCATCATTGGAATTGTCTTCCAAGTCTGATTCTGCCTTTTCCTTCTGGGCGGCTAATATTGAAACATCCCCACCTTGCTTGGCTACCAAATAAGTAGCTATAATATACGCTATAAGTGTATAGTAGGTATTGTTGGGGTAGTTGAATACTGTCTCTGGAAGTATTCCACGCTTGTAGCAAATTACTCCGTCTGTATATATCATTCCATAGTCTTTATTGTCATAGAAACCAATGAAGCTCTCAAAGTCTGCATTGATATGCTCTACCTTAGACCAATTGAGGACGAATATCTTTGGCTTATTGTTGTAGAACAATACCCCTGCCTTTCCATTCACTCTGGTAGCAATGAAGTTGTCTATTGCATCCTCTATTTCAGTGGATTCAGTTTCATCTACCTGCTGTATGTATAGCTTTCCATTGTTGCGGTAGAATATATATCCCTCAGTAGCTGCAAGGTATAATTCTGGAACTAATTCCAAAGTAATGTCCTTGCCCCTGTATTTGATTTGATTGTCTATTCTCTGCTCTACCCTGATTATTCCATTCTCCAATCTAATGAGTACATTGCCTTCCTTGCTGTACTGATTGATTAGATTTCCCTCAAAGTCATAGCAGTAGATTGTAGTGTCTGTAATTAGGAAGAAAGATGATTTGCTTACATAGATTGCATCTATATCTTCTTCCAATTCTATTGATAGATTGGTAGTTGTTTCATTCACCCAATCATATACCAGAATGGAATCTTCTGCTTCACAAACAAACTTATTTCCGTATATTCCATACCTTCCTGCTGGGGTTGGCAGTTTCCCTATTTCCTTCTCTGGGGAATTGAGGGTTACATAAGTTGGATTTGGATAGTAGGTAGCTTCCAGATTATGCAAGGAAGTACCACCAATAATAAGCTTATTATTCACTATCTCATATCCTGTCTCATTGAAGGAAGCATTGCCAGACTTTCTTGTAAGTACAAACCCAGAGTATGGGTCTTTGATTGAGCGTAGCTGATAGAAGTCTGGTGGAAGTGGATATACTCCTGTACTTACTTCCATCTTCTTCACAAAGAAACTGTCACCTCTGTCTATGAGCTTCTGATAAACATAATTGTAGGCATCATTTATATACTGGGTGGCTTCCTTCTCTGAAAGGAAGTCAGTATTTCCACAATCTGCCAAGTTTTTAGCTCTCTCTATAATCTCACTTGCTGTATATTGCATATTTCCTCTCTCCTATTATAAATAAATCACACCTGTAAAGTAATGCCCAGACTCCCAAGCAGAAGATGTGTTTCTATTAATAACATCCACTGTTATTTGGTTGGAGGAATCTATTTTGTTTGAAACCTCATAACCAGCAACGAGTGATGACACGAAGTTGATTGATTCAAGCAATATTGTACTATTGGCACTGAAGGAAATCATTTCTGAACCATTGTATATAAGTTTGTGTATTTCTGCTCCACCTGCTGCTGTTGATTGATTTCTTGTTATTTTATATTTGAGCATTCTTAATGCAGGATTGTATTTTACGTAGTTCAGTGTAACACCAGAAGTTGAACCAGCTGTACTGAAATCACTTGTAATGTCATCCCAATGATTTAGGATTGCAGTATCTATCTTATGTGGGTCAAGTGGCCTAAGTGATACTGGATTAGACGTTTTGAAGGGGACAAAAGAGAAACTATTAGTGTAAGCATCTACATGGTCTATTTTGAAAATATCTCCTTCACTTACTTGACACTGAACATTTGTAAAACAAACATAATTATTAGGGTAATGGTCACCTCTGGATATTACAATACCATTAACAGTAGCATATGAAATACCACTAGTAGGTACACTATATCCAACAACCACCCCATCAGCTGGTGCAGTATATCCTGCTGTTAGCTGAGCAGCTGTCAAACTTATAGCATTCTGCCAATCTGGTTGCATTGCTTCCAAGAGTTCAGTTGCTATTTCATCTATGTCTGCCTGTGATAAACTCAAAGCAACTGGTTTGAGCTTCATCACTCCATTTTCTTTGTATGCGTATTCTACCATATTTCTATCTCCTTACTTAGTTCTTGAATGGAACAAAATGTAAATAAACACCTATATTACTATTGTCAGCTGTAAGTGTATCATTTTTACTTACTGGCACTTGTAAATCTGCACTTGAATAAGAAGAACCATTCATATCACATCTTGCACAAACAAGGCCGTTAATAAACAACGAAGTAATACCATTGCTAGTTCTTGTACAGTTACCTATGATTATGCCATCTCCGGGGGCTGTATAAGGTAAAGAACTAATAGCTACTGCTCTTGAATAATCTGGCAATGAAGGATTGTTCATTACATTCACTGGCAATGTAAGTGGTTCTGCCACTGTTTTGAATGGAACGAAGATACCAGAATAATCAACAGTTAGTAAGTTTGACGACGTTATGACATCTCCTTTATTTATTTGTGAATCTACTTGGCAGTCAACAATGCCACCACCACCACCAAAATAATAACCAACCTTCTGATGATTTATTGTAATCCAAGAAGCTGTAGCTGTAGCACATCTACCTGTAATATATACAACTCCATCTTCTGGTGCTGTATATTCATCAAATAACTGTTGTGCGGTAAAAGACTGAACATGTTCCCAGTCAAGTTCCTGCTTAATAACTACTTCTGATTCACCATCAGCATATCCTGTAAGAACTATGCTTCCTTCCTTTATTTCATTATTCTGCAAGGCTGCTTCCTTGGCATTCTGATTGTCATAATAAACTGTTCTATTGTTAGTAGCACTAATCCTCAACTCTGGGGTTGCCAAAGGTGTGCCATCTTTTTCTGTTCTGTAATATACGCCTCTCATTTTTTTTTACCTCCTAGTCTGTTGTCTTTGTATATTCAATCCACCATTTAAAGTTTGTGTATGGTGCATCACTAGATGGTTTAACCAAACCTGCATTTGAAACTGCTAAGATTAGACGGTAGTTGTCACCAGAATACCCACCGATTGAAAGGATTTTAGTTTTAGCTGTATCTTTAGCACTACCACCAGTTGCCACAATACTATCTACATAGGACATTGTCAAAGTTGAATCTATTACTATTTCACCAGTTCCTATAGTACCTCCATTATTATAAACACCACACTTTCTGTAAATAGGTTTTCCATCTATCCAATATCCACCTGTCCAAGTTTCTACTTCGCTATAACTATTTACTGTGCTTTCTGCTTCTTCTTTTGCTTCTTCTACTGCATTATATACTGCACCTGATGTTACTGGCTGATTGTCGCCTTCCCTTACTTCTGTAGCAATATCCAAATCGGCAGCTGTAAGTCCATATATATCTACACCAGACTTATCTTTGATGTAGTCTGGGTCATCTGGATCTACTACTTGTTCAGCGGTTTCATATTCAGCTAATGTACCAGACCAGTTGTTGGCATCTCCTTCACCTTCTCCACCAGCTTTATATTCTCTATAAGTCACTCTGTCTCCATCTAATACTGGAACTAATGGCCCATCTTGGGTTGCTGGCTTTTTGATTGTTCTTGCTTTGTGCATTTGAGCATCATAATAAAGCAATGACTGGTCTTCTGGGGCATCATCCACTGTAAGAAGTCTCTGCAATGATTCTTCTGTAAGTGTATATTCTATCTCTACCTTGTGCAAATAATCACCAACTGGAGTAACGTCTGTATAAGTTATGTCTTCTGCTCCTGTAGGAATGTAGAAGTTGTGTGGCTTGGTAAAAGCTGCATCATCAAAGTACTGCTCATAAGTTGGGGAATCTGGATCATCATCATAATATAATCCACTGTCTACAAACTGGTAAGTAGCAGTATATTCTATTGGGTCATCATTGTTGTCTACTTCACCTACATAAGCGTAGTTGTCATTATTTACGCAAAGATGAACATCATAAGTGCCGTCTGGCTTAATAATCTTCAAGCCACTGTGGTCACCATTAGCCAATCCAGCAACTTCCCCATATCTAAGGAAGATATGGTCTTTGGTAGTATATATCTGCTCCAAATGAGTTTGAACGGAAGCACCAGACTGGTAGATGTTTCCAACTACATGCAAGTCTGCCTGTACTTCTGGGTCAGCTCCTTGGGCTGCTTTTCCTATTGTAACATCATCATTGAACTGGGAAGTACCATCTACTTCTACATTCCCACCAATTGCTGTATCACTGGTGATGTTTGCCTTGCCATCTATATCTGCGTTTCCATCTATTGCTACCGTAGTCTCATCTGCTACGCTGTCATAACTTTCGCTTACAGCACTGTCTGTCAATCTCTGTTCGGTATCATCCCATTTGGGAATGTTCTGGTCTTCCAAGTCTGATTTCTTGGACACCAATGGATTGAGATTGTTGCCGTGCTTTAAGAAATAGCTTGTCTCATTAGTTCCTGCCATTAGTTCATCTCCTTTCTAATTTTGTATAGTTTCTTAACCATTCGCTCTGTATTATCTTTCAAAAATTTCTTGAACTCCTCGCTCCAAAAATAATCCTTCTCTGCCAACTGTTGGACTATGGTTAACATAGTTTCATAGCGGTCATCTATATATCCTTCCGTATCAGTAATATGGTTCATATAGATTGCCCTTACAAATTCATCCAGTGCCTTCTCGCAAATGTACTTGGTTCTCCAAGGGTCAAAGTCTGGATGTTCCCTAAGCAGAGTGGATGCAAGAGCCGCCAGTTCATTCTCTACATAGCGGGTCTGTCTCCCTATTATTAGTCTTTCTTTCTCATCTGTTCCTATCTTCAATCCTCTGAAACTTAGCTTCAACTTTCCAGTGAAGATAAGCAAGAGGACTATTGCCAAGGTAGCAAGATATAAGTATGGCTTGCTAAATAAGCTTGATATTATTCCGCTTACGTCCATCATTATACTCCTACTCTGATTACCAATGAACCATCTGCTGGTTTGGTAGCCAAGGCATTATATTGGGCAGCAGTTCCTATATAGGAATTATCCACTACCGCAAGGTTGGTAGTATCAGCATCCTTGTAGATAATCTTGTTGGGATCTACATTCATTTCAATATTGGCTCTAAGATTACCAGTAACATACAAATCCCTTGGATTTGCTTCACTACCAATGATTGTATTTTCCTGCAATCTCAATGACCAGTCAGTAGTATCTGTTGGATCATCTGGGTCTTTCTCATGGTAAGGCTTAGTAGAAGGGCCTTGGATAGTATCTGTATTGGTGAAGGTTTCAGCAATTGTACCTGCGGAAACATCCACTCTGCTTACTGGAACTATATTCTCTGGATCATAGTCATTTACTATTGCTACACTATCACGTAATTTTGTCTGGCCATCTGCTGTAAGATTACCAGTATAATCATAGTCTGTCCCAGTATAGTCAGAAGAGTGGCTATCTACATTCTTCTTGGTAGCGTGAATTTCTCCACCATTCCATCTACCCTCTACTACATCTCCCAAATAAGTAATTGGCTTATGGTAGCCATTGAATGTATATTTATTAAGGTCGATAGTACCATAAGTGAAGGTGTCTTTGAAGGACACACAATTTATGATATACTCATCACTATTTACAGTGGATTCAAGAACTTTGGTTATTGTTCTTCCATCTACTTCCCTTTCAAGCCATACAGTGTACATTTGTCCTGCTGGATATTCCCCATAGAATGAGTATGTATAGGAAGTCCACATTATTTCATCTGCGTCTTCATATGGATTTACTACCGCTGGGGCTGATACTACCAAATCATCTTCCAATCCTCTTTCAGTGTTCATCTTTCTTCTAAGTACAAGCTTGGAAGTAGTGGTAGAAGGAATGCCATTGTAAGATACTGAATCATAGGTATTAAGGGCTACCTTTCTGTATAGATATTGGTTGATTTCAGCATAAGCCTGGTCTCTGTAAATACACCCTGCTTCGGTAGTAATGGAATCACCCTTGGTTCCTACCTTACCTGTCCATTTGGCAAGTTCCTTGGTCTCTATTAGATTCTCATATGAATCCAATTGTCCATTAACTACTATTACTGGGTCTATACCCTGCAAAGCATTCTCTATGTTATATACCCACTTACCATCAAGAGGGTCAATAATCAAGTCTTTGAACACTACTTCATCAGTAGTATTCACTGACTGATTTGGAACATAGTAATCATAGATAATGTCTCTCTCGCCATTGAATTCAATCTGGCTTCTGGAAGCATTGTTCCAGTCAGTTGGTACCAAGAACAAAGAAGCATCACCTTCACTTTCTCCTCTGGTACCAATATTAAGAATATGGCTGAACCAAGTAGCCGCAGTGTGCATACACTGGTAGCGGACTGAACCTTGGGCAGATATATCAAATGGATACCAACTATACATAGTTGGAGTAGTATTCTCCTTCAATGACTGGTTCTGCCAGTACAAATTTCCACCTACATATGTTCTAATGTAGAGCTTTGGAGTCTCACTATCATAGTTGTAGATATAGAATTCATCAAGGGTTGGCACTGTAAGTGGTTCTCCCCTAAAATCCTTGGTTCTTCTGGAATAAGATACTGTGATGTTTGAATGATTGTTATGAACTATTACACTCCACCATGCTTGGTCTGATACTGGATCCCTCAATGACAAGTAGTAATCACCAGTATCTATATAAGGAACTTCTATTATTCTGTAATCAGTTTCAGAAGGCTGGTCTTGGGGTTCTATATGAATATAGAATGGATTCTTGGGGTCATTGTGGAAAGTAATGTTGTGTGTCTGTAAGAGGTCTAAGGTAGCCTTGTCTGCTTCAAGCAAATCTACGTCACCATAAGTGATTGAGGCATTTCCAATAGAGGCATTGTCTGCTTCTATGCTTCCTATCTCGGCTGTATTTGCTTCTATGGCATCTATGTTGTAATTATCAATAGTAGCAGTATTAATGTCCAAAGTGCCATTTACAGTAAGATTGTCTATCTCGGCATTGGTTGCTTGCAAGCTTCCAGTAGTAGTTTCTGAAAATTCTGCTTCCTGGGCTTCCAGAGTAGTAGATTCCACTGAGGTGAATATACCGCTTCCGGCTTCCAAACTGTCAATATTACCCGTCTGGGCATCTATGGAGCCTGTCTTCAAGGAATGGTCATTGATGATATTGTCAGAAGTAATATCACCCAAATCACTCTCATCTGCTTTGAGTTTGTTGGTAGTAGTATTGATATGGTTGGCATTAGGCTTATTGCAAGTATCAGAGGCGATTATGCCCTCTACCACCTGGTTAGTATTATCTACCCTTCCATCTACCTCTGTAATTCTATTGCCAAGTTCTATTAGCTCTTCATTGATGAGGTCTCTTTCCTTCTTATTATAGGAGTATATATCCTTTTCTTCATCGTTAATGTATCTCATATGCGTTCTTTCCTACTTATTAGTTTTGCCCCTACAAAAAAAGCCACCTCTTTTGTTTTATTTAAGCAACTGATATTCAAAAAGCTTTGGAGCGATTTTTTCATTATAGAAATTTTTCAAATCTGCTTTAAGCAATTTGATTTGAGAATCCAATTCTGGGTGTATAATACCTTGCTTTGGTTTTCCTGTTTTATCTGTTATTACTCTTCCTTCATCATCTTTGCAAATACCGGTAATATTTACTTCTTCATTCAACTGATACAAACCATAAGTATATTCCTCATCAGGGTTATACTCTTCTGTTTCTTCCGCTTCGTGAAGAATACTTTTCCATCTATTAAGCAAACCAGCATATCTAGGACTATGAAGTATTTCATACTCTTCAAGAATAGAATCTGCTTTTGTATTTTGGCAGAAGCAATATTCATTCTTCAATTCATCATTTGAAATACACTTGTTTTTGTCGCTTAGACCACACCATACAAAACAATCAAGCAAGAACTGCCTGTCTTCCATATATGCCAATCCACCATCACCAGACTTCATAAGAATTTCCTTTTCTGTAAAATCCTTACATTCATAACAATTTGCGGCAAAAAGCGGTACTGCTTGTTCAAAATTAGAAGCTCCAATAGAAACCTGATTGTAATGTGAGGCACCCTTTGGCATTATATCTCCATGTTTAAAATCTGGGGTTCCACTACATTCTCCAAAATAACAAAATGGTTCTGTATCATTTGTTGGTAATAAACTATGACTTCCGCTATATATTTTTTTTACAATAACATTATTCTCTTTTATAAGACAATCATTTACAATATCATACACTTCCATGTTGATACTGTCATTAGAAACATTACCATGCATATTTTCCCAATGAATAACAGAAATACCTCCTTCTGTTGCATGAAAATGTGCTCTATTAGCAATAAAACCTTCTACAAATTTTTCATTAACTAACTGATGAGTTTTCCAATATTTTATTGGAGAAAATACAACATAATGATCGCAATTGAAATAATTAAAAGCAGACCATATAAACAAATTTGCCAAATCTGACTTTGCTGCACTTCCTTTGATTGTTTTATCATTAGAGACAAGCTTTTGAATATATGAACCTTTTACCGTATTACTTTTATTTGTAAAAGCACCAGCGTTTGAATAAGGAGGGTTTTCAAAGAAAATAAGTCTAAGCTCTTTTCCGTTTTCTTTACAAGTCGCTCTGTATGCTTCGATGATTTCCTTCAAACTTTCATTGAAAGATTTTTCAAGAGCATCACCATGAACAAACAAACCTTCTTCGTCTGTTTCCATATTTTCAGGCAATATAGCAAATACTCTACCAGAATAAAGACCATGAAGAGTAGAGCTTTCTGAAAGAACAATTGTATTAAGAATAGTATGAGAAAGCATTTCATCTGTAAAGCTTTCTTCCAAACTGCCTGTTCCAGCACATCTATCAATAATCAAATAATCTTCTGTATCTGGTGAAAGGTTAGCAACTATGTTCTTAACATATTCTGCTGCTTTTTCTGCATATGCTTTTGGTGTAAAGCAAGCACCAAGTCTTTTCTTCAACTGAGAAGCACCAATACAATCAAGCATTCCTTCGATTTCACTTCTATAAGTTCCTTTCATTTTTTACTCCTATTTATAACTAATACAAATTCTCTGACAGGTAGGTGTTCCAAGCATACTTAACACTGTCTGCAATGTCTGGGTGGAAGGTCTTGTCATCTATCTCATAGATAACCGTTCCATTCTCATCATTCCACTTCCAGACCATCGAATTACATTCTTGGTCAAAGTAATCACCTTCCTTGATTAGAAGATTGCCTATTTCCAAAGCTTCTGCAACTCTTGCTATCTGGTAATTCTCTCCCAGCTTATAGGCATTCTCTATGTTGATTACTCCCTGATTGTAGATGTCAAAGGATATTTGCTGGTGGGAACTGTCTGCCACCAACTTAATGTTCTCATTGGGAATATTATAGGTAGCATGGATTGATTCTACCAATGCCTTCATCTTATTCACTATTGCAGAAGAAGCAGTTTTGTTCTCCTTCCACTCATTAATCAAATATCCTGTCTTATTGTTGGTGATAAGAATAGGAGCAAATGAAGAATAGTCTGCCCATCCATAGTCTATTCCTATATAACACGCTACAAACTGTTCCTTTGGCAATTCCTTGTAGTAGGTTCTCTTTGGGTATATCATTCTGTTGGTATCATAGGCTACCTCACCCAAATATTCCCTTCTATAAGTAATATTGTCCTTAGTCCAATGGTTCTCTTCCAGAATAGTCTGCAAGGCATTCTCATGGTCAGGAATGGTAGGATTGTCTTCCATAGTTGCGTGGAAAGAAGTATAGACATCATCATTGATTATCTGCTCCCAGTAAGTACCTGCTGAAAGTGGGGCAGTTCCTGCGCAAACCAAATCACCATCCTGTCCTTTAAGCATTGGGCCAATTACGTCTATTATCAAATACATCAATCCTTGCTGGGACTGCATTTCATCTATGGCGGCAAATGACAAGTCAAATCCTCTGAACTTCTCCCTCTCTGCCTTGGAACCATTTCCAAACAATTCTATGAAGTTGCCGTTGCTGAAAGTAATCCTGTACTTGGCATTATCAACCTTGTGTTCTATGTGGCATTTGGCTACTGCTTCCTTCAAGCTATCCCAATAGATGGAAGCGGTTCTTTCCAGTGTAAGTCCAACTATGGCTGCCTGTCTTTGCTTGGCTGATTTCTCCAAACAGTGGCTGATTGCCAAATAGTTGATAAGAAAGCTCTTTCCGCTACGTCTCCCTGCCAATAATGATTTCTTCTTGGAAGTGTCCTCAAATACTTTCTTCTGCCAAGGGAACAATTGCTTCTGCAACAAGTATCTGGACAAATCAGTATCAAATGTCTGCTTAGACCTTACATACTCTGCGGTCTTGGTGGCAATCTTATTCACTTCCCTAAGAGCATTTGGAGCAGTAGTTGGATCCATAGTGATTCCTTTCTTAATCTTGTCCAGATTCTCATTCACAAATTTGGCAAGCCAAGTGTTGTCGGTAGTTTCCCCTGTCTGGAACTTCTCTGAATAGGCATTGTATAGTATATCCTCTACATCCCTGTATTTATCAAATACCAGAGTTCCATCTTTGAGTTGTATCGCTTTCTCTGTCTTACTGCCACGCTTGGCTTTTACTGCTTTCATATATCCTCTCTATCAAAAATAGCACCGTTGCTCTGCTTTGGAATTTCCTTCTTGGTTCTAATAGTCAAATGAGCATGGTCTGCTGTATCTATTTCTATAATAAGGTCTCGGTTGTTCTCACATCTCTTCAAGAGTTCTTCCAAATATTGGTAGTCCATATCTTTGGAAAGAAGCCTCTGCTTCATCTTCTCTTCTTGAAGAAGCTTCTGCTCGTATTTTCTTACGGCTTCCTTGATTTCCTTATTCTGCTTGTTGAAGAACATCTCCAACCTCCTTATTATTAGTTAATGGATATATCTTGCCTGCTGTCATTGTATGGTTGATGAATCCATCTTCCCTGATTGGGTATAATTGGTTGCCATCATAAGGCAAGAACAGGATATTGTATTCTGACTGAACCATTGCGATTGGTTCAAGTGTATATGGCACATGGAAATAGTCTGCTATTCCCTGCAAATCACACAAATCAAACTTCTTCTTCCTTCTGACTGCGGTTGCCCATCTGGCTTTGATTCCACTAATGGCTACTTCATTGGTGCTATCACCACTAAGCAAGAAGCAGCTTATTACATAACTGCCAATTGGGGAAACATACATATCACTTGGAAACCTGAACACATTCTTAATCTTCTTCATATTATTCTCCTCTGCTATATTTTCTTACTACTGGCAGGTTCTCTGAAATTCTGCCATAGTATTGCTTTTCATCACTCTTCAACAAATAGAATTTCCCCAGTATCTTGTTCCATATGGGGTTCTCCAAATAGATGGATACATAATCTATGCCATATATAGTATAGAGAATGTCCAAAAATACCATCACTTCCTTAAAGGTGGTAGCGTGGGGCTTAACTGCCCTTACCAATATATTGTTGCAATCGTTGCTTCTTTGCAAGGTGCATATCGTAAGATTGTTGATAATCATCGAAATGTCATTCCCTTCCTTATCCTCTATCTCCAAATCATTCTCATTGAGCAAGTCCCAAGACTGCTCATTGTCTATCCTCTGCTGTTTCTTTCCTGCAAGCAAATCCCAAACAGGAAGCCAGCAATAAGTAATGAAGTATTGGACATCCTTTCCGTCCTTTATCCTCTTCATTACCTTGCTGGCTGCTTCTACTGAAATATCATATACGTAATCATCCTTGAAGCTTAGCTTATGCTGTCTGGCATATTTTAGGACACAGGATTTGCATACATCTACTGCCAATAGGAAGATTTCTTCCCAATGCTTGTCAATATCCTTCTTCAATTCCAAAAAATACTCATTAGTGTCCATCATTCACTCTCCTATTCCAATCCTCTATTTTTCCTCTATCATATTCCACCAACAAACTGGGGTCATAGTTTAATATTATCTTTGCGAAATACGCTTTATCACAAGGCATAATCTTATAAGTCTGAACATCCCTAACATTCCCTATTTTTATGACCAATTCACTTGTCTGTCCTTTTGGCCTATTGATAAGGAAAGAAGTCTGGTCAAAGCACCCATATAAATCATAGTTATTAAGGAATGAAGTAGTTGGCAAACAAAGATTAGGGATTGTCTTGAAGTCTTTCCCTATGTCCTTACACTTATCTACTACATTCAATCCATTCCTATTATGGGTATAGATAGTCTTCTCTATTCCAGGAATAAAAACTGGACGGTCTTCTGGAAAGTTAGTTATCCACATACAAGCTACACTCTTATCTGTATTGCTGAAATGATTTATACGGTTCCATCCGCTTCTAACATATGGCAACAAGCAAAATGGTTTCCTATGTATAACAATCGGTGCTACCAAATAATATGGCTTATTCAACTTTGCCAATAGGTATAAGTAATCTGTATATAGGCTAAATGGTGGATTAGTAATAATAACATCTACATCATTGTACGTTTCTTCATTCAATAAGTCTTGCCAGTATTTTACTTTCTTTGCTTTATTATAGTTGGTGAAGTAATCAACAAATGCTGACTGCTCTGTATCTGCTGGTAATCCTACTACCAAGTTAGAAAAATCATATCTGTCCAACTCTTTTTGTATATCTTCCAATCTGGTGTAGAATTCATTGTCTTTTCTCTTGGCTGCTTTAAGTAAATGTCTGGTTCCCATTTCATTATTCTCCTACTTCAACGCTATTGCTACTGCGGTAATTGTGGTTATTGTAGTAATTACGCAAGCACCTCTCCATAGTTTCATAGCTCTCTCTGATTTCTCGTATTTGCTCTCTAAGTTGTCCAACTGAATTTGTAGTTTGGCTGAGTATTTCGCTTGTTCTTCCGACTGTTTCTGAGCATTGGTCAATTGTTGATTGGCATTGCTCAATTGTTGCTGTAAGTATTTGTTGTTGGTTTCTAGCAGCTTCAAGTTGTATTCTATACTCGTCAAGTTGCCTTCTACTGCTTCCCAATCTATATGTTTGAATGATAACTCCTGCGGTTGAAGCGGATAGAAGAACACATAAAGAAGTAATAATAAGCCTA